AACGCCACCCCCGCACCATGGAAGAGGCTTTCGGCCCCGGCCACCGAGGCGGCCTTTACGAACCCGGCCCCGAGTTCAGCATTGCCGACAAGGTGATCGTCGGCCTGTGCGGGGTGATCCTGTTCGGCCTGCTGCTGGCCATCTTGACGGGGGTCATCTGATGAGCCAAGCCAACATCATCATGGAGATGCTCAAGGCGGGCCCGGTCACCGCCATGGATGCCCTGGAGCGGGCGAACTGCTTCCGGCTGGCGGCCCGCATCGCTGACCTGCGCCAGCAAGGCATTGAGATTGAGACCGAAACCGTCACCACCCCCACGGGCAAGCACATCGCCCAATACAAACTGAAGGAGTCCGACCATGGCAGGCAAGTTAACTGATGACCGCATGATGTCCGCGTCCCGCTTGCCGGGACTGCTGGGCTATAGCAAGTACAGCCGCCCCAATGATGAGCTGCAGTTCAGCATCAATGCCATTGACGGCAAGCCCCGTGAGGACATCGGCAATGAGGCTATGGCCTGGGGCAACACCCTGGAGCCCGTGGTGCTGACCGAGGCCTGCAAGCGCCTGGGCATTGAGCAGTTCGACACGAACATTACCAAGCCCTACCGCAGCCAAGCATGGCCACTGCAGTGCAGCCTGGATGGCATTGCCCAGGGCAGCGGCCAGACCGTCACCAGCAACAGCGACCTGGGCATCTACGTTGTCGGCCAGGACAGCATCGTGCTCGACGGCCCCGGCGTGCTGGAGGCCAAGGTCACCAAGACCTACCCGGAGGACACGCCCGACCTAGCGCGAGGCCCCATCCAGCTCCAGGGCCAGCTCTTGGTCACCGGCTACAAGTGGGGCGCAGTCTGTGTGCTGTACCAGGGCATTGAGATGCGGGTGTTCCTGTTTGCCGAGCATAACTACACCCAGATGCAGATCATCAAGTCGGTCAACGACTTTGAGAGCAGGCTGGAGACCTACCGCCACACGGGTGGCATTGAGTGGTACGAACCCGAGACCAGCGAAGACATGGACAGGGTTTACCCTACGCCCGTCGAGAGCAAGGAGGTCGAACTGCCGGAGGCCGCGGCCACCTGGGCGCAGAAGATCCTGGATGCCAAGGCCGCCATGCGTGATGCCAAGGACGACATCGAAGAGGCCGAGTTGGAGCTGAAAAAATTACTTAAGCAGGCTCAGACCGGCAGGGCTGGCAACCTGCTGATCCAGTGGCCCATGCGCCACTACTCTGCCCAGGCCGAGCGCCTTGTGCCCGCTAAGGAGGCATACAGCACCCGTCAATCAACGCTGAAGATCAAGGAGATCAAATGACACAGCTCACCGTTACCCGCCAGGGCTTTGCCCCGGCCACCATCACCGAGGCCATGGAGTTCAGCAAGATGCTGGCTGACAGCTCCATGGTTCCCCGTGCCTACCAAGGCAAGCCGCAGGACATCATGGTCTGTGTGCAATGGGGCTATGAGATTGGCCTCGCTCCCATGCAGGCGCTGCAGAACATTGCCGTCATCAACGGCAAGCCCAGCGTCTACGGGGATGCAGCCATGGCCCTGGTGCAGGCCAGCCCGGTCTGCGAGGGGGTCGAGGAGTACATGGAAGGCGAGGGCACGCCCAACCCGGTGGCCGTCTGCATTGCCCACCGCAAGGGGCGCAAGCCAGTGACCGCCAAGTTCTCTGTCGAGGATGCCAAGCGGGCAGGGCTGTGGGGCAAGCAAGGCCCCTGGCAGGCCTACCCCAAGCGGATGCTGGCCATGCGTGCCCGTGGCTTTGCTCTGCGGGATGCCTTCCCGGATGTGCTCAAGGGCCTGATCACCGCCGAGGAGGCACAGGACTTCCCGGATGAAGCCAAGCCCAAGGCAGCACGCAACCCGCTGGATGCCCTGGCACCGCCCGCAGCGCCCGAGGTGCTGGAGGTGGTGCAGGCCCAAGAGCCTGAGCCTGTCGAGCTGGTCGAGGAGGTGGTCGAGGTGGCTGAGGTTGTCGAGGTGGCCGAGGTAGTGGAGCCCGAGCCCCAGGCTGGCGGCTTTGCCATCATGGTGCCGGGTAGGGAGCAGCCGTTCAGCACGCACCAGACCCTAGAGCAGTGGGCTGAGGCGTATGAGGCGCTGGCCGAGAAGATGGCCAACACGGCCAAGCTGCCCGCCAGGGAGCGCATGACCAAGCTGCGGGAGCTGAAGGATCTGAACAAGGAAACGCTGGAAAAAATCGACAGCGTGACCCGGATCAAGCACACAGCGTCATACCAAAAGCGCATCCGTGCGCTCGGCGCAGCTCAGTGAAAAAAGCCCCGGCACTAGGCCGGGGCAATCATGGGCGGGGTTACCGGGAGATACGGGCCGCTGGTTCCATGATCATGCAAGCACCTCAAGCGCGTGCGTGATGTGCTTGATACGGTCATCTAGGCCGATCACACCGCCATTGATCTTCTTGGTCATGGCGGTGTAGTCTTTTGCATCGGCCTCTTTGTTCAGGCTGCGCTTGTTCCAGTACCAACCAGCCGTCAGGGCAGCGTACTTGGGCACCAGCACATAGTCAGGGGAGTGGATGAAGTCCATGCTCAGGGCATCGGAGGCCAGCATATAGTTGTCCTTGCCCGTGAGCTGGATCAGGCCACGGCCGTGGTACAGCCAGCCGTCGCCAGTCTCCTCCGGGCCGTTGCCCATGCGGCCACCATAGACCTTGTTGGCAATCTTCTCAGGGTTGCGGTGGTAGGGCTTGGCAGCCTCCAGCGTAGGAAAGCGGCTGGGCCACACCTTCATCAGCGATTCAGCGGAATAGTTCAGGTTCTCTTCTAGTGTCTTGAAGTTGCCAGATTCGTGGGCGCACTGGCCAATAAAAGCAGCCTGCCGATCAAGGGTGTTGATCTCGTAGCGGTGAAAGACCTCTTCCAGAGGTTCGACCCAGTCAACGCTGATCTTGAGTTTGGAGAGGGTGTTTGCAAGGCTCATCATTTGATTGCAGGTGATTTAGAAAGAAGATCAGTCTTGGCCTGAGAGCCAGCGCTAGAACCAAAATAATACGCAATGATTCCAGTCCAAGCAGTGCCAAGCGAGCCCAGCATCATCAGGATAGCAGGATTGTTGGAGTCCACCTTGCCTAGCAGCATCATCACCAGAATGCCAAAGAAGCCGACGGTGACAATCGCAGCCAGCGCCGGGGGGACGATGGAGCGGGTGGTGGCCTGCATCTCGCGGGCTGACTTCCTGTCATCCACCTCCAGCTTGGCAAAGTTAAGCCCCAGATCCTGCGCCTGCTTTTGCAGTTCAATCTCAGCAATCTTGACCTGCGCGATCTGCTCTGCGGTTAGCTTGTTGTCCTTGATCAGGTCACTGACCTTGTCCTCATCAACTCCAATTGCTTTAGAGATGGCAGAGACTGCCATGCCAGCGAGTGGGCCCCCCAGCGCAGTAGCGACAGTGGGTGCAATTTGTTTGAGCCATTCCATTACTGCTTACTCCTCGATAACATGGTTGCTGCAATCTGCAAAAGAACTCGATACTGATCTACATCTGGCGGTTCCTCTTTCCATCCAACGGTGATCTGGCCGACCAGCTTCCCAGGCTCTGGCGGCACGCCTATGCGGCACCCGTAAGTCATCCCCTTCTCCATGTACCAAAGCCCGATCTCGCTTTGCGCCGTCTTGTAATGGCCGCATGGAATCTCGCCAGCCATCAGCGCCACGACATCGCGGTTGTTGGCGATGTTGGATGTGAACAGACCGACATCCAGACCCTCATGCTCTTTCTCGCGGCCCTGCTTTGTGTATGCACGATGCAATACGCGGGTGCCAAACATCGGATTGACCTTGAAGATCGCCACCACTGCGGCATCGGTGTTCTTAAACAGGTGCGCCGCAACATCCTCCACCCGATCCTCGGCGATGCTTGGTAGCTTCCTTTGCTCCTTGTACGCGCCAAGTAGAAACGCTTGGTTCTGCCAGACAAAGTACCCAACGAACGCAAAGACCGCCATCAAAAGAATGGCGAATAACTTGAACGGAGAGTCGACGTATCCAAGAACCTTTTCAATTAGGCTGTTGTGATTGATCTTCTCGTCGCTCACGACATTGCCTGCCTGATGATGAAGATGATGATCACGCCAATGATGATGACGGCAATGCCGCCGCCGATAATCTGAGCCGCCAGCAGACGCTGGGCCACCACTCGCTTGCGCTCAATCTTGGCAGCACGCTCTTCCTTCTCGCGGGCCTGCTTGATCTTCATGCGCTGGATAAGCATCTGCTCCCAGAGTTCTGGGTAGCCGCCATAGACTAGCTGGTGCTTGAGCTGCTCCTCGGCCTCGCGCAAGGCGTTGGCCTGCATGACGATCTCCATGGCTTTCCCCGTGTCGGATTGGCCCTTCTTGCCCGCATCGTTAGCGGCCTTTTGGACGGCATCTTTGGCATCAAAGAACTTGCCGAACTCACCGACCAAGCCATTGATATCTTTGCCCAGCTTGATAGCCTTCTGAATCCCAGCAACGGCAGCCTGGGCTGTGGCGAACGCCGTTATTGGGTCGATCATGTCAGCTACCCTTGAAGTGACCGGCCACCCAAGTAATGACACCGCCAGCAATGGACGCAATGGTCATACCCATCCAGAAGCCACCGCGCCCCTTGTTAGCAAGGGCTACAAGTTCTTCAAGCTGGCGCTCCATCTTGTCGATCTTCTTGTCCATGTTCTGGACGCGCTCCCAGAGAACGCCATACTTGACGGGGTCGATCTCTTCCACGGCTTGCTCCTTTACTTAGGCCATGTCAGTTGCAATGCAGCGAGCTGCTCCACAGTCGTGCAAGCCTTGATAGCGGTTTCATTAGCATCCGACGCAGCGCGAATCGCAGCGCGTGCGGCCAGCGTGTCTGCGTCCACAGCCTTCACGCCCTCGGCAGCGCGGGTCACCTTCCAGTCGGTAGGCGCGAGCAGAGAGCCAGCAGTGGCTTTGACCTGGGCGACGAACTGCGACTTCAGGCCTTTGGTAATCAGACGCTCGGTGCTGTCCACCATTGCAGGCTTGCCGTCCACCTCGCCCAGAACCTTGACGTACAGGGGATTGCCCTGAGCGTCAGATTCCTCGCGGTCTTCCAGCAGTTTAGGCACGCCAGGAGCCCAGAAAAATCTGTCGTCGTGCGGCTCAGGATCAGCTACCTCAGTGATGCCGATAGCAGCACGCTCCTCGGGGCTGGCCAGGCGCAGCCAGTTGTTCGGGAATTGAGTGCCATCAGCAGTGGTGAACGGCACATCCAAGGCTAATGGTTTGTTGTCGAGCATGAACATGGTGGTGTCCTTATTGAGCGAGGCTGTACTTGAATGGGTTCTCGGAAAACGCTGCAAAGATGAACGTGCCGCCGTTGGTGTTTTGGTTTGTAGACTTCATCTTGAACCCATTAGATAGCCAGTCGAAGTGATCTGTGGAGGCATCCTCGGAATTGGACAGGTTGGGATAAAGCACCTTGGTGTCTGCGTTTCGCGGGCTGCGGGCTGAGTCGTACATATTCCAGTTGCCAGTGGTGTCCGTGCGCTTGAGCAGAATGAACCTCGGCCTGAAGCCAGTAAAAATCATAGGCCCATCGCTGCTGCCGTTGCCGGTGTAGCTGCCGAACTTGCTGAAGCCTGCGACCTCGGCGAAAAGGTAGGCGACATAGGTGTTTCCGTTGTTGTTAACTTCTGTGTGGCTGCCTACAGTGAACGTGGTGCTGGATACTGCGGTAACTCGATCCCGCGTCAACAAACCAGTCGTGCTTTCCAAGTAAAGAGTCTGACTGTTCGAAAATGCCTTGTGCCAAACAGGCCAGCCGTTCGTTCCGTTAGATCTGTCTTTGACGATCGTCATCGCGGGGGTTACACCCAACGAATGCGCCACCGTTCGACCTGCAGAGCCGTTCCCCGTATAAGTCACGATGTCAAAGCCGGGGGTCGCGCCTTCTTTCCACTGCCAGCCGACCAGCCCCACGCCGTTTTGGTTGAAGTCCTGCGTGGCACCAACAGTAAAGCCGTCCGAGGTAAACGCGGTCAGCGAGTTAACTTCTGTGCTTTCTGCGTTGGCTAAGTTCGATGAAATCCGCTTAGTAGCCCCGCGAACTGTGTCAAACAGGCCGTGATCTGTTACCGATCCACGATTTTTGATCCACACCAAATCGGGGGCAAACTGCATTCCGCTAATGGTTTGCGTGCCCCCGTTGCCGGTGTAGGCTTTTGCGTCAAAGTACTGGTTCCCCTTCTTAATCGTCGGCTCCGGCAGGTTCTGAGTGTTCAGCGCCTTGAAGCCGGTGGGCGGGGTGTAGGCGAACGGGCGCTGGCCGAAGTTGGTCGGGCACATACCCGAGCCTGATGTGCTAGACATCGCGGGCATTAGGTCGCCAGTCACTCCGGTGAAAGCAGTGCCTTGTGACACGTTGTTTTTGTAGAACGTGATCGACGCAGTAGAAGACGAAGCATCAACAGCCACGCCGATCACATCGCCAGCAGCAGCAGTGCTACCGTAGGAGGTGCCGCCGTTGTTGTATTTCAGACCGTCGTTGCAATACGAATATCCGTTCGCGTCACCCGTGTTCCCGACAATGTACTGCGCGGTAAACCGAGAGTCTGCCTTTTGCACGCCAACGGACATCGACTGACCAGACGCGCCGACGGTGCATTCAAAATAGAATTTTCCTGAACCAGCCGGAATCGCCATTGTCGAGCCGACAATTGCCCAGCCACCGCTGCCTGTGTTGCCTCCAAGCAGGTTGCCGTCTTTGACTCCGTAGACCGCTCCACCACCCGTGGCAACTCCAGGCATGATCGGAGACAGGACGCAGTAATTCCCCCGCCCATTCCCGCCGTCGGCCCACAGCGTCGGCACATCCAGCATCGAGTCGTAGGTCGCACCAGCAGTCACGCTGATGTTGTTGGGCGTCCAGTTGTTGCCGTTGCCCGAGTAGTCCCTACCGATGGTCGTAGCGGTGGCGGCAGACGGGTCGGAGAAGTTCAGGAAGAAGCCGTTCGTGCCGTAGGTGCCCGCG